TTTTGTCTTTGCGTATCATATAAAGATTGCTCATAACCTCTAGCTGTTCGACCAGCATTAGCTAAGGCAGATACATCAGCTCCTTGCATTCCTTGTAAAGTTCCTCCAGCTCCTATAAAACCAGATCCTATATTTTGCATAGCAGGTGCAAATCCAGCTAAACCAGTTCCTAATTGTGCAAAGTTTTGACCACCAGAGGATATACCTGTTGATAGTTGAGAAAGTAAACCAGCAAGTCCAGAACGAGCTTGACCAAAACCTTGACCTAAACTAGCCATAGTTGGAGCAGCACCTCTTAAAGCTTGTTGTTCAATGTTAAATTGATTTTGTGCTTGACCATAAGAAGACGCTAAAGCTTGATTTACAAGTTTTTGTCTTTGTTCTTGTCTTTGCTCTTCCATTTCCATTTCAATCATACCAAGTCTTGTAGAACCTCTAAGACCTGAGTTAACAGCATTTAAATTTAATTCAGTTATTTTGTTATCATAAAATTCATCAATGTCTTCTAACTGATCTTCTACAACAGCTTCCATGTAAGGATTCATATAAGCTTCAGCAGCGTTTGTATCAAAAGAACCAAGACCAGCTTGCAGCATGTTCATGCCTTCGTATATGCCACGCTCTGTTGGGGCTAAACCACTACGAGCCAACATAGCTGCATCTCGTAAACCGCCGATACCTTCAGAGTAAAGAGGATAGGCATCTCTCATAACAGACGCACCTTCTCCTAAGAAAGGAAGGGCACCTTCATAAGCCTCCATACCTCTTTGAAAATAAGGTCCGTAAGAACCAACATTTTGTGCTGTCATGTCAAGAGCACTTTGTTCTAGTGGATTAAAAGGAGCTACTTGAGTTGTAATAGCTTCAATGGGTGGAGGTTTTGAAGAAAAAGAATAACCTTGATTAAATAAAAATTCTGTTAAAGCTCTTATATAAGGGTCTGCTAAATTATATTGAGTGTTAGCTCCATAAGTAGCATCTGTTACACTAGGAAGAGTTCCTGCAAATGTATATTGTCCTTGATTAACTGGAGTTGTCATTATTTTGCCTCCAAACTATTCATTAAATCATACATTTTTCTTACGCCATCTTTTCTACTACCATCTCCCATACCTCTTACAGCATCGGATGTCATTACAAATTCACCATCGGATAATCTTGCAGGAATAGAATCGCTTGTTCCTGTTCCTGGACCGTTAGCTGCTCCGCCGTCCATTAAGTTAGCGACTCCACCTTGTGCATATCTAGAAAAAGAAACGTCTGGAACTCTTCTTGCTACTTCACCGCCATCAGCCATATTAATTGTTGTTTGTGGTTGAGCATAAGTAGGATAAAGTTGATTGTAATCTATTACTTCAAATTGTCCGCCTAGTTGATTTTGAACATCGTTATAAGCTCTTTGTGTTTCAAAACCTTGATTTCTTCTAAATTGATCTGAAGGTAGGTTTGTTGGTTTAGATAAAGCCTCAAACATCATAAGGAATTGAAGATCTTCAGCGTCAAGAGATTTTTTCTTTCTTTGTTTATCTAGTATCTCTGCATATTTTTCCATTATTTCTTCGTCATTCATTTGTGTACCAAACTGTCTCATAATACTTTCTCTAGCAGGATTATTAAATATATCGCCTGCCATAGTAGGAGAGCCTTCACCACCAAACATACCTGATCCACCTCTCATTGGTATATTAGCATATCCTTCATCACCAAAAATAGAACCACCAAGATATTGTCTCATTTGTTGTTGAGATAAGTTTCTAGCACCCGGTGTTCCAATAGCTTCTCCTAATTCTCCTTGTGCATATAAAGCACCTAAATCACCAAGAGTTCTTCTTCTATTTTCTTCTGTTCCCATTAAGGAATCTACACCTTGTCTAAATTGTTGTTCAGGAGATTTACCAAACATAGCTGTTGTAGCTGCATCGTAAGCGTCTGGGCCATACATTACGCCAGCTGTTCCTAATCCAGTAGCAATGAATGGATGTTTCATACTAAAACTACCTATACCTTTTGCTGCTCTTCCCGCTGCTCCTAAAGTTCCACCTACGCTAGGAATAAAATCTTTTACTCCATATGCTCGAAGGTCAGGAAGGTTAAAAGGGTTTCCAGTGCCTGCTTTTGCTGTAGCTGATTTTGGTATTGGAGTTTTGTTCATACGAATAATAGTGTCTAAACCTGATCTAGCTTTTCCAAGTGCAGAAGAAGCAATACCGCTTCCTGCACCTGCTTTTTGTGCATAACCTCCCATTCCTGGAATTTTACTTGCAATATTTGGTGGAAATTTACTTGGTAAGTTTCTCATAGCGTTTGCAGCTTTTGTAATACCACCTGAAACTGGAGCAGTTGGCATGTTTCTCATTGCTGTATTTTTTAAACCACCAATACCGCCAAGTATTCTTGAAGCAGCGGCATCGGCTGCTGGGTTTGCAACATTTGGATTTGTAGCTCTATTAACTCTTTGTGCAGCAGCTCCTACTCTTTGTCCTATAGGGCTAGCAGCAATTCTAGATGCAGCTGCTTGAGCTATACTTGGAGCAGAAGCAACTAAACCTTTTATATCTAATCCAGCTAAACTTGTTCTTCCAGAACGTATTGCTGATGAAATTTGACCTGCTACATTTCCTAATTGTGGATATTTTTGTAAAATAGCAGTTCTAGCAGCGGTAGCTTTTGCAGCTGCTGAAGTTCCTTTTGATGCATTTATTGCTGCTTGTGCAATTTTTGTTACATCATCGGCTATAGCTTTACTGACTGTTGCTGTGGTTCTAGCTGTTTGTCCAGCAGTTCTTCCGGCAGCAGCGGCTCTACCAGCCATTGGTCTACCAGTTGTTTGTGTTGCAGCTCTTCCAAATCTTCCTGCTTGTGTAGAAGCTGTTCCTAATCCAGTTCTTAAAGCTCCTAAACCTTGGACTACTTTTGGACTACTTAATCCTCTTCCAATAGCTCCTCTTCCTGCTCTTGCTATGCCAAGAATTCCTTGTCCTAATCTTGCTGCTAATCCTGCTGCTAATCCTATTGCCATTACGATGTCACCACTGTTACTGTTCCTATGGAACTTGTTAAACTCATACCCGTCGGATAAACCACAGGTAAATATAAATTTCTCCAAGCATTGCCATCGTACGCTTGGTGTACTTCCACCGTTGTATTAAATATTAACCCACCTGGGCTAAATTTTCTACCATTTCTTTCGTTAGTTGTGTAAGAAGGTACCACATTTAAATCCAATTGAAAAAGGTTTTGTTCTAATGTACGCACCATTCTGTTTAGTTTGTCTGCATCTATGTCGCCTTGTGTAAAACGAGGTAGAGATGAGAAGGCTTGTCGAATGTCATAACGTGGCATTATTGTCTCCCATCTGGCTTAACATCGAGTCGTGTAGAGCCTAATCTCCAACCAACTCCAAGGCGATTAGCATTGTTATTACTTCCGTCATTAAAGCTAGTTACATTTAAAGAAAACTGTCTTCCTCTTCCTCTAATGTTTGTTACTTTTGTTTCTGCATCAACAGGTATAGTTGCATCAGCTACTAATGTTCCACCAGGTGCATCACGCATTTTTACAGATAAATCAACAGTTTGTGATCCAGCACCATCAGTTCCTATAAATCTAAAGTCTGGTATAACTCGACTAACAAATGCAAATTGTTCGCCGTCACCTATATCAATATCTCCTGACTGAATAGAAACGCCATCCATTGGAGCTCCGTCATCATCATAACCTACTTCGTGAGCATAAACATAACCTGGTGATGTACCACCAGCTGCTCTTGGTTTTTGATAAATGCCGTAGTCAATCCAAGCTGTTCTTTCCATTTTACCTATAGACCATGTTCTTTGCACATAGTTATAAGTTACATAACGATCAATCTCGTTAGAACCAGAAGAAGGATAGTACCATCCTACTTCATCAAATGTTTGATTAGAAAAACCAAAAATTTTATATCTTTCGTCATAGTTAATATCGTTAAAGACATATTCTTTTACGCTACAGGGTAATGCTTGAACAGAACCTGTGTAAACATAGAAGTTAGATTTATCCATCCAAAATGTTGCATCAGCTCCATTAACTGCTGCATTTGGACCAAGTATCGAGGGACCCCTAGCGAGGAGAGAAGTGGTAAAGGGCAGGGGTCCCCCTACGAATCGCAATGAAAACAATGCGATATCGGTCCATACTAATATTTCCTGACGAGTTTGTAGCCCGCCAATAATCTCAGAACCTAGATTTAATTCAATTTGATCAGCTGTAGATGTACCATCTGTTCGTATTTGCCAATCGACTGCACTGTTTTGATTAGAAATTGCTATTATCATTGGGTCTATTGTTCCTGTTCTAGAAGCACCAGAAATAGGATCAACACCTAACGCAATAACATGGCCGTCTCTTTCAGAGACAATAACTTGATTTGCTTTTGTTGGAGCTAAAATAGCCCCTGAATCATCGGTTATATCTGTAGCACGATTATTTGTTCCTGCACTTTCGTCCCATTTATAAATACCACCGCCTCTGTAATTCATAATAAGATCTTCACCGTAATTATCTTGATTCCATAATCTAAAAGAAGTTCCAGTAGCACCAAAACCCCAAGAACCAGCATTCCAACTACTAGAACCCCAACCACCTAAAAGATTTTGTTGATCTTCGCCAACAGGTATCTCAAAAGCAAATGTCAAAGTACCGCCAGTATTAGACGTAGATCCATTGGCTTGAGTAGTAACTGTTATATTAAAGTTATTAGCATCAACAACAGCCACAGAATGATTAGCATTTATTTCTGCTATTGGAATACCATTAACAGGAGCTGACAATCCAGAGATAGTTACAAAATCTCCTGTAGAACAACCATGACTTGTAACAGTAAATTTTACAGTAGTTGTTCCATTTGTAGTCATTATATCTGTAGCTGATACTGTGGATCGTAATGGTGTAATATCATAGAAGACAGATTGATTAAGAACATAAAATTTACGATTAGTTCCTACGCCTAAATATTGATTGCCGTCAAAATCAGACCACTCAAACAATGTTCGGCAACTTCCTAAGAAAGAATTTTGAGAATACTTTTCCCATCCACCTATTTTTTGAGGAAGGCCCGCTTGAAAACGAACAAGGTTGCCATCTGTCCAGCCACCTTCGTCTGTATAGTCTGTTGTTTCTTTATTTATTCCAGGACGGAAATTAAATTTCGCTAACGGCATCTTGTAATTCTTCCACTTTCTCTTGTAAATCGTCGATTTTCCAAATTGCTTCTTTTAAAGCTTGAGTAAGTAAAGGAACCAGCTTAGATAAATCTAATTGCTGTAGGATTGGTGCGTCTGTTATTGGATCAACAGCGTCCTTATCACCGGTAACTGCATTAGGAACTACAGCATCAACTTCGTGAGCTATAAAACCTTCGTGAATATCTTCGTTTCCTATAAAAGAATAAAGAAGAGGTTGTAACTCTAGAACCCTTTCAACTGCATCTTCAATCTCACCTAGTTTATCTTTAACTCGATAATCAGAGGTTGTATTAAAAGAAGCGTTAGCTCCGTTGTTACTTATGGAGCCTACAGTTGTAGCCCCGTTTAAAAATGTAATATGTTGTATACCTGAACCTTGATAACTTTTTAAAGTGGTATTTGTGTCTATATAAGCACTAGCATTTGCATTTTGTGATGTACTTGTTATACCACCAAAAAATATATTACCAGAAGCATCTATTCTTATTCTTTCAGCTGTACCGCCTGTTACAAAACCTAATTGATTGGCTGTTGATTTAATATTATTACCATCAATATTTACGTTATCTACTTGTAAATTAATTATAGGTGAAT